TGACGAGAACAAATCTCGTATTGACTTGACCCCCCGCAATGAAAATCAGGCTAAGTATATCGAAGCACTTAGCAAGGCTGATCAAGTCATTGTGTTTGGCCCTGCTGGTACAGGTAAGACTTACGTTGTGTCTACCTTTGCTGCTAATGCTTACCATATGAAAGAGGTTAATAAGGTTGTTATCACTCGTCCTCATATCCCTGTTGGTAAAGACATTGGCTTCCTACCGGGTACACTGGAAGAGAAAGCAGCACCTTGGGCATTGCCTGTCCTAGATGTTCTCGAAAGGCACTTAGGGAAGGGTGTCGTTGAAACTGCACTAAAGAACGGTAATATTGAGGTTGCACCACTAGCCTTGATGCGTGGCCGTAGTTTTGACGACGCATTCGTTATCTGTGACGAAGCCCAGAACATTACACTACCAGAGCTAAAGATGCTTGTCACACGTATCGGGGAAGGTTCTACGCTTGTATTGAATGGGGACATTCAGCAGAGTGATCTTAAGGAAGGGGATGGCCTTAGCAAGATTATCCACCTTACAAAGAAACACATGCTACCGATCCCAATTATTGAGTTTACACTTGACGACATCGTACGATCTGATATATGTAAACTCTGGATTACCACATTTACGAAAGAGGGGCTATGACAGATAACGTAAATCACCCTGCACACTATGGTCAAGGTAAGATTGAGTGTATCGAATACATCCAAGACTTCCTGACACACGACGAGTTTGTAGGCTACCTACGTGGGAATATCGCCAAGTATCTGCACCGTTGGCGATACAAGAATGGGCTTGAAGACCTCCACAAAGCCCAGTGGTACTTAAACCGTCTGGTGCAGGTTCAGGAGGAACGTGGATGTTCACCGCCTTAATACTAGCTTGTAATATTAACTTTACTGACTGCCGAACCTTCATGGCACCTATGCTATTCCCCGACGAGGAAATGTGTATGCAAGCCATTGGTGGTGGCATCATGGTAGTTGAACAACAAGGAATGTTCGTAAAAGACTATAAATGCGTCCAGTGGAAAACTGACGCTTAGACAAAAGAAAAGCCCCTGATTCCAGCTAAGGAGTCAGGGGCTTAAGTTTATCTATAATGTCATTTACGTCTAAATAAACCGACGATGCTTCTTATAATCTCTTGCGGTGATGGTATCAGGAACCCACAGAGTAGGCCAAACAACAATACCAACCACACTGGTATCTCATTCACTACAATGGTGTCTACAGCGTCTGTATTGACCTTAGAGGTGGTGCTAGACTGATCTATGCTGTCTACCCTAGCATTGGGCCTTACAGAGACTGTAGGGGCTACATTATTTGTCGTCCCCAAGGTCTGGGTATTTGTCTTCCCCGCCTGTACGTTGGCTGCTACGTTGGTTCCCCCGGTTAGAAGACTTGGTAGCTTGCTGCAACTTACTGTACTGGTCAAAGCCAAAAGCAGCAGCAGCAAAAGAGAATACTGGCCAAACCAAGATTTCAATGATTGCGACATCTTTCACCTCTACGATGTAGACTAACCATAATATTAGTAGGACAGCCAATTCTCTCTTGTAGGTCTTCATTTCTGACGAGCCATGCCTTCTAGGATCACACGGATGCTTTTAAGGTTCTCATCCATACGAGCTAGGGTTACTGCTTGTGACTGAACAATATTTTCTAGATTGTCTGTACGAGTTTCTATCTTGATAATCTCAGTCTTGTTAATATCTACGTCATTCCTCAGTGTAGCGACAAACCAGATCAATGCTACTGTTTGGCAGGCAATAGCAAAGATAAGGCTTATTGGTACGCTACGTGACAAGTGCCATTCTTGTTCACTCATGCGGGATAGTCCTTATGTGGTAGTTGGAAATGAGGCCCGTCCGGGAAGGACTTCCAGTCGCCACCCCATTCGATAGGAACTCCTACCTCGTCTGATGCGTCCTTCATAGCCTCAGCAATAGGGTAGAAGTATTCCCAGTCCCAAGAGATAGGCCAAGGGGCTAGGTCTACAGCATGGCCAGTAAGGTGACGGGAATTCATCGTCTTACTCTTGCCAGTGTTGTATAGTTGTTGTTGTCGTTCTAAGGTACGTAGACCCTCCAGAACAGTAAAGTCCTGAGTGGTGATCTCAATAGCCTTGTTAACGACAAGCACAAGGTCAGGGTGGACACCATAGAGCCTACGACGAGATTTGTTTCCTAGTACGTAGCCCATTATGAAATCCTTTGGTAAAGGACAGTGTTACCACCTTCACGACCAAGATATATCCAGTTTCCGTAGGTAATATCAAATTGGCCAGTGCCGCCAAAAACTCTAATCTTATAAGTAGCCGCAGAGAAGGTACTACCTAAGTTGTGGTTAAAATAGTTGTCGTCAATACCAAGAACATACCCACCAATAGGAATTGATGTGCCAGTGGAGACCGACATAATCGGTGCGCCGGGGGTAACATTGGCATCAATAGCCGCTTTTACTTTAGCAGGGGACACTAGACTTTCTGTAGTGCCAGTGCCTGTCTGCCAGACACTAGCCGATTGGTCACCAATCAAACCAGTCTGAGTACCACTTGTATTAACCACTTTAGTGTCGTCAAAGATTTGAGCTTGACTTCCACCCTGATCCAGATACAAGACGTTAATCCAAGCACTATCAGCTTCATTACGCATCTTTAAAATGTTATTGGTAGTATCATACCATAGCATGTTAGCGTAAGTTGTAGTAGGGGCTGTACCCCCACTAGAACAAGAGGCCAAAGCCTTTAGTGCACTGTTAATGTCGTCACGAGCATTAGATGCTGTCTGGTTTTCAATATCAAAATCGTGTTGACTCATGTTATCCTCTTAATATTCCACATCTACACTTAGGGTCAGGATAGCGGGAGTATAGTTAGTGTTATCGCTTTCCAGAACTGCCTTAAACTTAAAGGCACGGCCAGTATAAAATGATCCGTTAGCAAGTTCCCAACTACCCCAAGTAGGTGTACCTGCTGGATCATCGTTAGTAGCTGCGACATAAACTGTTACGCCTACGTCACCCCAGTTGGCTTGTTCGTCTGTCCAGTTATCCCACAAGTCAGGCCAAGTATCCCAGTTCTGAGGAATGGCATCCCAAAGAAGTGTGGTATCATCATACCTACGCTCAAAGGTTCTAAAGCCTGTCACACGGGCACTACGACTACTACCAGTATCAATATAGTTACTAAAGAAGTACTCACCAGTGGGGCTTGCAGCACTTGTGTCATCAATCTCTACAGAGCTAGAAACAACGACAGTATTACTTGTAGTACCAGCGAAAGTCGGGTCTTCTGTTTGAGTGTCTGTATTACCTAGCTGAGGCAAGTCAGAGGGTAGAACAACAACAGTAGTGAAGTTCTCACTAAAGTTATCTTCTTTGTCGTAAGCCCGGATAAGATATGTACCACTACGTGCAGGAAGAGATGCACTTGTGGCTGGACGTGGGATTTTCTCAATAACAGTAGTAGAGTTACCCCAAGTAGCTCCTGTAGTCTCTGAGTTATGTTTAACGACATAATGAGACAAGTCGGCATCGGGGATAGGTGGCCAGCTTAAGAACAGAGTACCACCAGAAAGTTCTACAGACAAAGAGCTTACATCAGAGGGGTCACCAATGAAAGCATTGATCTCTTGGTTTAATAAGTTACTCCAATCCCCACGAACACCAAAGGTATTGATTGACCTAGCCCTAAAGTCGTAATTGCCAGTCTCAAGGTCTACAGCTTCAAAGACACCTACAGGGCCAGTACCAACAGCTTTCCAAACTGTATCCGCATTTTTCTTAAACTCTACTTCAACCCTACTGATGAAAACATCAGAGGTTGCTGACACAGTAATACGAGCAAGGTTAGAAACTTTCTGGTTGGTAACTTGTGCGATAGCTTCTACAGAAACACCAACAGGAGTGGTGGTAAATGGCGACGGAAGTATTGTGTTGTCTCTCTCATATACTGCACCATCAGAAATATCATCAAATACAATATCAGAGATTTCTCGCAGTGTCATATGAACCTGTAGGTCATTATTGTCTACAAGACCAAATGTCCACGACACAACCTCAAACTCTTTATTAACCCACCCAAAACGACTATTAGTAAGACGGATATTATCACCAACTTGTAATTGGAAGGCCCTCATACCAAAAGACGCCATAACTGTAAGTTGTTGACGATTACGTTCTAAGTAAATATTAGCAATACGTCTTGCCATACCCACATCGGAGGTAAAGGCTAGGTTCAAGTCTGTAGATAGTTCTTGACCATTATCTGCAGATACAAAGGCATCATTGCTTACAGGCGGGAAGTCTGTCAGTTGCCAACTAGAGGCTTCACCCTTCCAGACACCATTAACTGTATTAAAGTTATCACGGCGAGAATGGCGGGTAGCTACAGAGATGGAACTACGTAAGTCGTCCTCATTAAAGTCAGCTACCGGGCTAGTCCAATAAGCAGGTTTAATTCTCCACTTACCCTGAGAATACCAAGCAAGACCACCCATAGAACTAAGCAAGTTCTGCATAAGATCGTAAGGAGAGGCCCCAGTAGTAAAACTACCATTAAGGGTGTATCTTGCATCACCAGTTAGTGTTGGGTAGTTGTAATAATCACAGACATTAGCTGCTGTGGTAAACAAGGTATCGTCAAGGTTATCAGTGGACTCCCCAAGACCGTATGTCGTACTGGTAATATAATCTCTAATGCAGAGTGCAGGATTGTCTGACCAAGCTGTTGTATCAGTCCTTGGGTCGTAGACTTTCTTGCCCTTAATTACAGCACTAAACTCTGGCACGCCATTTGGAAACAAGTCTGGGTTCCAAGCAAGTCTAATGTATAGATAAGCTATGCCACGAAGCCTGTGTGAAGTAGTGAAACCAACACCAGCAGCCACAAGATCAGGGTCTGCCAGTTGATCAGAAGTTCCGTAATGTTTCTTTATGACAACATTTTGAGTATAGATGTAAGGGGCAGTTAGATTACCTGACCCATCAAAAGTCAGAAGCTCATCATTAAGGTAGATTTCCTCAAAGTCTTCTATCTCATGGCCAGCAAAAGCAATTACTCGGTGAAGATAAAAGTTACCTTCGCTTGTACCATCAAATACAACTACACCAGAAACTTTAGTCTTACCATAAATAACTTGATGGTCAGCCACAGAGCTTTTTGTCGTTATACCATAACCAGATTGAGCAGCACCGGGGTTAAGGGATGGCTTAGGTATAAGAGCATTAATAGCTGCACCAATGGCTGTTGTCACTAAGAAATGACCAAGAACAGTGCCCGTAATAAGTGTACCTGAAAGACCAGCCGTAAGAGTAGAAATAAGTGCCATACCAGCAGAAACAGCCATATCAATCTCCTAAATATTTAGTGTACACCCTCTCAATCAAGTTAAACTTGAGAAAGGACATTAAAGTGTCAAAAGGTTGGTGTACCTTTGTGTTGACTTTGAGGATTGATACCCCATCTTCTTTCAGGCACTTCTCAGCAAACTTAATTAGCTTGATACCAGTATAGCCTTTACGATAGTCTTTGTGCAAATATAGTATGTCGTTCTCAGCAAAGATGTGGTCTTTGTAATGAAGGTTACGACCAACAAGAACGACAAAATAACCTACTAACTCTTTATCAGCCCTAGCAGTGAAAATCTTAAGTGCATTAGAGTCTTCTAGAGTTTCATAAGCATCCCAGTCAGGGTTTAGCTTAATCTTCTCTTTGTTCAATGCTATCTCTTCCCAGTGCAGTCGGATAAGTTCTTTGATGTCTTCTCGACAGTCACTCAAGAACTCTTGCTGGTAAGTGATCATATCTTAATCCACTATACGGTTTCTGGCATCTTCTCGTTTCTGAGAAATCTCTTCTGGGATAGGGACACCTTTTTCTAACCAACGAGTCACATACCAATCAGTGGAAGCAAGATAAGCCCTAGCCTTCATATTGATTACAACTTGCTCGTTTGTCATCGACCCTCTTTCCCCCAATAAAGAACCCTATCTTGTAGGCTTTCTACGAACTCTAATCCTTTGTCGTCAGGATAAAGAAACTTCTGATATGCATTGCTAAACCTAGCAGTACGAGGACGTTCTAAATCAATCAGCTTGTTTTCAATAGTAAGCTGTACAGTAGAACCACCCTCAGCTTCCTCAATATTCATCTGATCCATATAACCAGCAAATATCTCAGTAAGTTCAGTTCTACGATCTTCAAGGCTTATCTTACCACCACCTTGTAGTAGGATATAAGCAGAGTCCTCTTGTAACAAACTACCTTGGGTAAATGTACCAAAGTAAATCTTAGCCTGACGCCCCTGATAAGGCTCACTGAGGGCTAGTGA